ATGGGCATTAAACCTAATCAACATACACAAAAAATAATCAGAAATATGGGTAATGTAATAGCTGATGTAATGGAAAATAAAGCAGAGGGAGAATTATTACCACATAGACAGGCGCTAAGTATTAATGGCAATGATATAGAAAAAGAATTCACCGCAATGGACTTCACGGTTAAAAATAAAGGAATAATACGTCTTGCACAACTTAATCAAAGCGACGGCGCACTATTAGCAATGAATCACATGTTGGAAGCATTTGAATCAAAGAAAATTTTACTAGGTGGTGACACTGAATTATCCATTAATGATGTACTAGACACTCTAGATGAAGAAAAAAAATCATTCCTATTGAAACATCAACAATCATACATAAGATGAAATTAGATTAACATCTATAGATTTAGATCTCATGAGTGTTGCTTTTTTACTTACAAAAATGTCTGCACCAATAATACGAACCTCTCGATGAATCACACTACTATCCCCTTAGGTATACCTGTTTTAATAACCTACTCAATAAGTGTTCGGCAATGACAATTTTCAGCCAATCAACGTGATCGCTATATTACAGATGAAGAATATCTTGCTGTTTACCAATGCGCTAATACCATCACCAAAATTGTAATAGAACTGGCCTATTTATGTGCGGCTCGTAAAGGTGACATATTAAAACTTGAGTACTCGCATTTATTAGATAGCATATGTTAAATAGGGCTGTTTTTAGAGAAAAGTCATACTAGGTGTCGAATGATAGGTTTTTAAGCCTTTAAAATCGTTCCTAGGGACGATTTTAAAGGTGGATTAGTAAATGAATATTAAAAAATATGTTTATATAGGAATATCCTTGAAATGATACGAAGAACCTTCACGTATAGAAAATTAGGGTGTATTACATTGAGCCAACGATATCACTTTCTACTTACTACACTTACATTTGTATTAATCATAAGCGTCATCAAGATTAGAAAAATCGTCAGCTAACCAAAACCAGTATCCACCTTTACAATTAAAAATATTTTCCAATAACTCACTAAAGGAAAGAGCTAGAACGGGACATTCACCTGGCGAGGCGTGTATATCCCAAAAACTGTCGTAGCATTTACCGATACGATTCTCACCGAGGTCAATCGATATTCTTTGCTCAGATCCGGCTTCGGCTATGATGTACCAGTCATTTGATATGTCATTTTCAGATATGTATTCTTCCCAGCCTTCAGGTAGTATTACTGGGTTAGATGATACTAGGTTATCAGGGCTAACGATTTCCATCGCATAATCGGTACCGACAAAGAACTTAATACCTCCGCACTCCCTATAAAATTCTTTTAAATCTTCAGGTAAAGAGTGTTCACCACTAATTTCAGGTAAACCTGATGGGGGGAAAACAATACAACTCTTTGAATTTCTAATTTTCTCTAGTAACGAATTCATATTTATTTTCCGTAAGTATATCTATTAAAACTATTGTAGAAATTCTGTCTAGCCGCCATCGGAACATTCGCAGCATCGAACCGCCTCTCCGCCATTTTTTGCATTTGTCTAGGCGAAAGGTTCTTAGCTTGACTCCGTACAGATCCCATAGTTTCTTTTAAATAATCATTTCCTGCTCTATGTGCTGCTTTGTGTCCATTAACACTAAGAGCCATAGTCGGATTTTCAGCCGCTCTACTTTTGTATCCAGAAATATTTTTTTGCCCAAACATCGTTAACACCGTGGTGATTTACAAAGGGGGAGTTAGTTGTTTCTGGATGTGATAGCGTATCGGTTCACATTAGATTCAATATGTAAAATACAGCCTTTAATGGAAAAGTTTCACCTAACTCATTTATATAGCTTTAAAGTAGCTTCTTAGCGCAACTTTAATAGCTAGATTATATATTCAATACATATCTTTATTTACTGACGTGTAGCGTTTTTTGCCACCAATATACTTAAATTAAACATTATTATTCCGTTGAACTTCCTTACAACAAAAAAATCCCCGAACATAGTCCAGGGATTTAGATTAAGGTATAGACCATAGGTCACCTTAATTTATCTAGTCTTTATCTACAGGATGAAAAATAGGTGCATGAGTGAAGTCTAAATTTTGAATACGGCCATCAGTTACAGTTACTTTTAGTGGTCCATATGCATAATAATCATCACCGATTTGATCAGGCTTATAGCCCATTACATAGTAAATTCCATCACTAAATATTGAATTAGAATATACAACTTGACCATTGTGAATCTCAATCGTTGTTGATATAGCATCAGGATCTTTTGCTTCAGCCTCTGATTTATCAATACTTACCTTTGTAATCTCCTTATGCTTACCAACATTTACATGTGTTGTTACTTCACCAGTGGATATAGTCTTCCACTGTTTTAGGATACTCATCGGGCGTACTTTATCATTGAATAAAACATTAAAACCTACTCTTGAATCATTAGAATCATCTGAAGTCTCAATATTTTTAATCACGATATAATCTGAGGTTTGTGCTAATACAGTACTAGTGTCTACGTAAGTTGTATTACCATCAATAATATTAATTGTTAATACATTATTTTTGATCGCCCACGAGCCAGCATTGAAGCTTTCACTCGATTCATTTGGCTCTGTTACTGTTAGTGAACTATCTGAATTGAAAGTACAACCAAATACATTAGGCTCTGGAGTGCTGTTATCAGAGTCATCCGTTAACATGTACCATGTTTTACCAACAAATTGACTTGCAGTAACAGGTAATGGTTGATTTGATTTTAAATTTTTTGTCGACCAAACAATCAAATCATGAGTCCCATCAGGATCGTTCATCACACTGATAATTAAATCCGAAGATACATAAAGGAATTTTTGTGCATCAACGTTATTCTCATTATCCGTTGAAATGAAATTCTTATCTTTATCTATTGTATAAGTTACAGTCTCTGTGACACCGTCACTATCTGTAAATTCCAAATGATTAGCATCTTTAAAATTTATTGATGCTACACCACTATCTTTATTTTCATCACTGTTTACGCTTGCTATAAACCAAGTTTTACCAGCTAATAGATTGGCGATATTAACTAATGGTTGGGCTTCTGCTTTACCATTATTAATAACAATACGGCTATCCATTAATTGATTTATTTTGTCATTGTTTTCTGCTTCTTGAATAAAGCTAACTATTTTAGTTATTGTATCTTTGTGCTGAGTAACATCCACAATGTTATTTGTCATCACTGGTGTAATAGAGCGAGCAAGAATACGTGCTTTAGGATATTTTGATAAATCACCAAGAAGCTCTTGCTTTGTTAAACCATAGCCTTCTTCAATCTCAGATAATGCTATAGGATCAACTTTTGCGAGTGTAGTAAACGGTGTAATTACAGATTGATTTGCATCGGTGATCATTGAGTAGCTGTGAGTAACTGGTGTAATTTCATCGCTATCTTTTGTTTGCCCTGCAATAATCAGTGCAATTAAAGAATGCTTTGCATCATCAAGCGATACTTTAACTTTACCTTCTTTATTAGTTAGTTGCGGTAGAATTTTATCTGACTTGTCACATTGATCATTGTCATTTAGATCGATACAAATCTGTGCATTTTCTAATGCTCCGTCAATAACGGTGACTGTTTTTGTTGAAGATACAGGTACTGTCGTTGAGTCATTGCTGCCACCGTTACAACCTGAAAGTGAAAAAATAGAAATAAGTACGGTTGCAAGGATAGATTTATTAAATGGCATACTAAGCTTTATTTGTATTATGAATGAAGTAGTATATTGTATGTATTCCTAAAAGGAATGCAATAACTTGCGTATAAAAACCAATCATTAATATGCAAATTATTCACTATAGACATAAATAAAGCTTGATATCCAATACATCCATTAGTGGTATTTTTATGTATCGTTACGAATCACGCTCTCCCCTTCACCACGAAAATGGGCAGAATCGCGAACCTCGGTGATGGTGGATAATAGAGCCGAGAAATTTTCTTTTCCCGATAGCTGGGCTAGTTTGATGTTTCTGAGCGTACAGAAGAACCTAACCAATAAGTTATCAAACCACTATGTAATCAGATCTAACAAATTGTTCTATTTCTCTTATATTGAAAATAATGCGGTCGACAGCTGCGCGGCCTAATTTACCAATGTGCTAATACCATCACTAAAGTTGCAATGGAACTGGCCTATTTATGTGCCGCTCGTAAAGGTGACATATTAAAGCTTGAGCACTCACATTTATTAGATGATGGTATTTTCATTACTCAATCTAAAACTTGCAAAAAACAAATCAAGATGTGGTCACCACGCTTACGTGAAGCAATCGCCCTATCTGAAACGTTAGCTGAGAAACAAACTAACTTTGTACTTCGTCGCCCTAATGGTCAAAAGGTTCACGATCGTTCACTACAAGATTATTGGCAAACAGCAAAAAAGAAAGCGGCTTTAGAATATGGCATCAATACTGATTTCACATTCCATGATTTAAAAGCAAAAGGTATTTCAGATTACGAAGGAACAATAGCAGACAAACAACGCTTCTCTGGCCATAAAGAATTCGCCCAAGTTAATACCTATGATCGTAAAGTGGACATGGTGCCACCACTCAATCTAAAAAGTATTAATCAACCTAAGGCAAAAAGCCCTCCTATTTAGAGTGAGGGCTTTTTGCGTTGAGCTGCTGGTATTAACTTTAGCTAACTATTGGACAAAAGTGTGTTATGCACTTTGCGCTATTTTAGCTGGTAGGTATTAGGAAAAGTAGGGGTAACGCCCTGTTAAGGTGTGAGCAACTCAATACCTATGCTGCTGCATACAACCTTAAACACCAAACGCAACGCATAGCAAAAATGCCACGCGTTGCGAATCACACTTAAACAGTTTGTTATAATTTTTCTGAGTAAATCTCTCTATCAAATGGTGGTGATGTCTTCGTACTGTCGTAAAGCTTATATCTAGCAACAATATTTTTATTTTCGTCTAACTCAGCAACATCATAAGAATCTGTGTCATAACCACCTTTCACTTTCCAAGCATGATTAGTGACTAACAACTCATGGTTATCAGGAGTTTTTAAATAACGACGATACTCTTCATAGTACCCAGTTTTATTGGGTTGAGATACTTCACTTTCAGTTCCAATACTTTCTAATCCCAACTGAAGTTCTGACTCTGAAGTTTTTACTGACTCCACAACTTCATCATCGGTCTCAAATAGTTTAAGCAACTTAGAAAGGCTAAGAATATGAAATGAACGGCCATCTGTTTTCTCTCTAAACTCATCAACAAGCTCGAATCTAGGATAGAGAGCAGCTTTACCACTTTGGTGCCACCAATCAGCTTTTTCATCACCCGATACAAAAATTACATGTTTATTTCTAGCTATAGCCAAATTCAATAGCTCATGCCATATCAAAAGATCACCAGCTTGATTTTGTTCTTTACCACCATCTTTATAGCCAGGTGGTAGTTTTAACTTATTTCGTCTAGCAAGATCTTGGGATATTTCTTCAAGGTTTAGTTCATCATCATTAAGAACTCGCTCTGATAACACTTCATGATACATTTTACTTACAGGGTCATTCCAACCCCACGCTTGAACGGCTGTTAAAGTTTCACGTATTTGCTTTTGGTATGCCTTTATTGCGTCTTTTAATCCGGCTTCTAAAGCTAAGACTTCCTGATACTGTTCTAAGCTACCTAGCAAAGGATGAGCACCAACAAAACCAAAACTTTGATTTGATTTTTTCTGCAATGACTCATTGATATCTGCTAACTTTTTAGCTCTGTTATCTAAATACTCTCTTACAGCTTGTGCAGGCAAAAAGATTTGATCATTTGCAACTAAGGCTTGGTATAATTCTTTGATTGCTTCAACATTTTTTACATCTGTTGTAAACGGCAGTAATAGCACGTTTGCATCAAGGATTATCAATGCCTCATCTTTTATGTCGGAAATCGGCTCCAAATTGAAACTAAAAGATTTGCTTGGTGAAGGGTATATCTCTTTCTTATTAAACTCATTGCCCATTTTGAATTATCTTACCTTCGTACAAAGTAAAAAAAATTATAACAGTATATTAATAAGCATTCTTACTTTCGCGCAAAAATATACTCATAAAAGACCTTTATCATACTCGATATAATCTATATATATCATGAAGTTGATAACACTTTTTCACGCCGAACGTTTTGTGAGAGGATGTGAAAAGTAAGAAATGTATTTAATCAGTCTTATTAAATACAAAACGAAAATTGAAATCATTTAACTTTCAATTGGTTATGGTTTGATATCTGTTTTTAATAAGAAATATTTCTTATTAAAAACATAACTCATGCGATAAAATCACCACGGGTCATTAAACTGTTTATATACACAGTAAATAAAACTAATACAAAATCACGTTAATACGATATGAATGAGTATTTAACCTAACACGTTTTGGGGCACTTCTGATTTACGAAGTGCCATCAATGAAGTGTGATCACCAAGCGATTCTGTCGTATCGTAACTACCAAGCCTATTAACCAATACCATAGACCTACATTTCTAAAAACTATAATACTTCATATTAATCCCTGCCTATTTAAATAAACAATTTCGACTATTACAGCCAGAATAAATCGCTAAACCCCACTCCATTAAATTCACTTATTTTAAATAATTATGGATTGCTATTTTCATGAAGAATACAAAGTAATCAATCAGATTAACAATTCATATTAGCAATAATATTATCAATTGGAATTTTACGTAGAAAGCAGAGGAAATATGAATAACGCAGGAGGGAGAAAAGGAGGTAAAACTGAGTTTACCTCCATGATTATAACCTATTGTATCTTATGGTTTTTAGCTAAGAAAGCATCGAGTTTATTAGCGAAATTTTGGCGGTCAGCTTGCGTTAATGCAGACGGTCCACCTGTCTGAATTCCACTACTCCGCATGGTTTCCATAATATAAAATAAATAACTGTATATACATACAGTTAATTTGAGTTATGCTAACATAACTTCGCTTGTATACTATTGAATGTATTGAGATTTACTTAGAATCGTTAGCAAACATTTATATACCTTTATGTATTAACAATAATGACAACAACGTTAAATTAAATAGTCGAACCACAACACCTCCTGATTTTAGAATAATGACATGTGCAACCTTCAGTTCTTATGAATAACGATAATGACGAGTTAGGGAAAGTTAGTGTTTTGGCACTTTCAACTAGATATAAGGCGTTATAGTTTTTAGAAACCATCCGCAACATTAGTAACAAATTATCAACAGTACTTTGTTGTTATTATCCGTATCGTAAATATATCAAAACAAAGCTTACAACCCCGTTTAGGGCTGAAGTGTGATCGCGTGGTGAGTAAAAGATGCATATTGTTAAATAGAACTATTTTTCAGGAAATAATCAAAAAACAAGTACATTTAAAATAATTGCTTATCTATATTTTTGAACGTACCACTATGGAAGTGGGGTTATAAATAACGAAACCGATAAGTAGCCCATCATGATAGCGACACCAGTATCAAGAATACGCCATGCGTGCGGACTTTTAAAAAGTGGTAATAATATTTTCGCACCATAGGTGATCGCAATAAACCATATAATACTGGCAGATAAGGCACCAATTGCAAATTTCCACTTTTCAACGCCACTGTAAGGTATAGATAAACTTCCAATCATAAATACAGTGTCTATATATACTTGTGGATTAAGCCATGTAAACCCAAGGCAAGTTAAAAGCACTATTTTTAATTTTGGTAGTTCATCTTTGGAGGGATTTAATTGATTATTTCCATATAAGGCTTGCTTCACTGAAGAAAAAGCGGTCCATGCTAAAAAGATAGCACCGATATAACGCATTATTTCCATTAAATTTGGCCAATGCTTTATAAGTGTACCTAATCCAGCAATACCTGAGGAAATCAATACAATATCACTAAGAATACAGATTGCGGCAACAGGGAATAGATGCTGTCGTAACAGGCCTTGTTTTAGTACATAAGCATTTTGTGAACCAATACACATGAGCAATCCTGCTCCTGTAGTAAATCCTGTGATAGCTGAAGTAATAAACATATGTTTTCCTATTTTTTGTCTAGATAAAAAGTATGAATAGTTTATAAAGATTAGAAAAACGATATAATCTTAATTAAGTTTAGAATTTCTTAATTTGGTTTTCATGAGTTTGTTATCCCCTCAGATCGTTGCATTTATCGCCGTCATAGAAGAGGCTAGTTTTGAACGTGCTGCCAAGCGATTATTCGTAACACCATCAGCCATTTCACAACGAATTAAACAACTAGAAGAGCGTATTGGTCAGCTATTAATTATTCGACAGTTTCCTTGTAAACCAACGCTAGCGGGAGAAAAATTACTGAGTCGAGTGAAACTAATGTCTTTATTAGAATCTGAAGTTATGGCCGATTTTTTACCTGATGAATCTACGGTCGTTCACTCCAATACCTTTTCGATTGCAGTAAATGAAGATTCCTTATCTACTTGGTTATTAAGTGCATTAGCATTTCTTTATCAAAAATATGGTTATCAATTTGATATTAAAATCGATAATGAAGATTTTACATTAGAGAATTTGAAGAATGGGCATGTAATTGGTGCTTTAACTTCAGAATCGAGACCATTACAAGGGTGTGTAGTGCATAATCTAGGTCTTATGCGGTATTGTGCTGTATCAACAGTTGATATGTTTAATCAATATTTTAGTAATGGACTAACCCCGACTGCATTTCAACGAGCTCCTATGATTGACTACGATCATAACGACTTTTTACAAAAACGGTTTATTGAAAAGGTTGTAGGTCAAGAAATACTACCTAATAATATTCATTATGTTCCAAGTGCCACAGGGATTGTTGAGGCTGCTAGATTGGGGATGGGGTGGTGTGTGACCCTTGAAGGATTATTAGGTAACACACTTGAGACTGGGCAATTAATAAATATTGCGCCAGATATATCATTATATGCGCCTTTATATTGGCAATGTGCTGGTATTCGTTCAAAAATATTGTCACAAATTACTCAAGCTATAATTACTGAGTCTAAACAAGTTTTATATAACTAGTTAATTTAATAATAATTTCGTATATGTTGAGCCGTTCGTATAAAAATATATTCATATAAAAAGACAGTCCATTGAGGTGGTCTTTTTTATGTGTGGTGTCTGTTTAACTAGAACAAAAAGCAATTGATTTTGTTCTAGATATTCAGAATATACAGAAAAAAACTCACCGATTTTGTGGATAATTTCCATTTAAAACGTAACACGTAACCTACTAGTACGCATAAATAGAGCTACTGTTAAATACCGCCCATTGAGGCGATATTTTTTATATATGAACCTACCCTATCTATAATTGCAACGAATCGAATTACTTTAGGCAATACATCACACGGTAAGCTTTATTGTTTTTTCTTAAGCAATATCATCTTGTTAGATTGACTCTAATACGCTGCTTGTAACTATTTGATATAAAATCGCTAAATGACTTTCTTCGTTACTTAGGACACTTCAGGGACAAAGCACCGTATTAAGTCAATTAGTATAGATTAAATCGTCCTCAACTGGCTGAATGACACTACTCCGCATAGCTTTCACAAGCTTAAAGTTATCAATATGTAAGATATCAAATCGTATTAAATGATTTTTAATTCTATTCGACTCTATTATCTTTTTTTGGCTAAAAAAATCTCTTGAGAGAATATTTCTTGCGATAATGATATGAATCGTGATTAATATCACAGACATATTAACGCCCAATAATGATAATGATAATAGTTATCAGTAACGACCTAAATTAAGGAGTTCATATGAAATCAGGATTTAAAATATTATTTTTGTTTTCCACCTTTTTTATATCTAATAATGTTTATGCCTTTACAAATTGCATAGAAATTGAAAACAATATTCTTTATACGCTAACCCCTAATATTAATATTTGTTTAAATACAGAAAAAAATGTCACTCTTATTAAAAGCTATGAACAAAACCTCTCTATTTTTTCAATTCAATCTGAGAATGAACTACAACCGCAAATAATGTTCCCAGATGAATGGGTTCACATCAAAGGTAAATACAATTTACAACTAACAGAAAAAATGTATTTATATAAGAATCACAATATCGTATTACTTATGGATGAAAGACAAATTATAAAGTTTTTTATTCCTATTAGTTTTGCCAAAATTAGCCCAGGAAGTATTATTGGCGCAGGTATTACCAGCGCTGATCAAGGACCAAAGGGCGTAGGAAATGCAATCATAGGTGCTTCAGTTGGAAATGTTATTTCGAATGCTGTTACGGTTGTATCTAAAAATCCTGGATTAGGAGAAGTCGCTGGAGCGATTACAGGTAAATTAGTTACGGATCACCTAAATAATGGCCCCAAAACACACCCATCATTTAAACCTGGAGTTAGTAATATAAATGGCCATGGTTTTAGTGGTGTCGGAAATTGTATTAATTGTCATACGAACCAATGAAAAATTCTAGCGGCACATTTATTTTCTTATTTAGTATACTGACATTTTCTAAATGGTTTTCACCATTTATATTTGATTTCGTACATGAACGAGCTAATTTCATGACTATAGACGGCTTAGAAGTCGTAATTATGATTGCTCTTATTTTGTTGAAATATCTTTTACTAAAATTATGGGGAAAGAGATAAAACAAAGTGAATAGCGTAAATCTCAATCCATAACTGTTTTTTGTCAGTATATAATGCTTTGTGAGTATATTAACTAAGCAATTCTACTATAAAATACCGCTTATTAAGGCGGTATTTTTATATGTGTATACAAGTACCTAAATAATTTTATCCCAAACGTATATGTGGTTACCGTTACGCATCACGTTCTCCCCTTCACCACCGAAAATGGTCTAAATCACCAACCTCGGTGGTGGTGGCTAAGAAGGTCAGAAAATTTTTATTTCCCGAGAGTCGGACTCGTAAGCGAATGTTTTATCGACAAAAGGACCCATTGAGTTAAAAAATACACACATTACTGCCTAATTATTTACTCACCACTCATTCAAGAATACAATACCGAAAAGACATCAATCCCATCAAGGACTTAACATATGATATGGGCGGTATACGTATCAGATAAACCCCACTCTCGCATTAACTTTCCAATTGGTATGAACAATGGTATTTGGGGTGTACATGAAAGTAAGAAAAAAACAGTTATTGATGTAAAGGAAGGAGATGTTGTTGCTTTCATTTATTCTATTTCATGGTTAAAAGCTGAAGGAACTCCTCCAAAAGGATTCTCTCGAGTAAGTAAAGATAATCTCGACTTATTCCGAGGTGTTGTTCAAAGCATAACTTTCGGGAAAGTAACGAAAGCATATTATGAATCACATGATAGTGTTTGGCCTGATGATATTTATCCTCACAGATTTGAATTTGAAATAACTAATAAATACGAAGGGAATGTATTTTTTGGAACTGAGTTTTTCAGCGACGAATTTGTTGAAGCTGTACGATATTCAGCATGTACACAAGGCTCTGTAACTCGAGCTGAAAATATTAAACATTTAAATGATATTCAGCCAAAAGAAATTCAAACAACCTATAGTATAAGTGAAAAATCAGTTTATGAAGGACAGCCAATATATCGGCTACACAAATCTCGCGAAAGAGATTCAGATCTGACTCGTAGAAAGAAAAATATGGTTCTCTCTACGACAGGAAATCTAACCTGTGAAGTTTGTGACATTGATTTCCAAAAAACCTATGGTGAACTTGGATACGGATTCGCTGAATGTCATCATAAAAACCCATTAAGTTTTAGAACTGAAAATCAAGAAACTAGACTTGATGATTTAGCAATTCTTTGTGCAAACTGTCATCGAATGGTTCATCGTAAAAAGCCTTGGTTAACAATCGAAGAACTTAAAGTTATTTATACCGAACACCAACAAAAAAATAATGTTGATTTACTTGTTCAATAAATCACATAAACGATAATCAAACACAACTCCACCGCCTTCTCTCATGAAGGCGGTTCTTTTTAAATACCCTCTTTCCCAAACCGTCTTCAACAGAGTACTCGCCCACGAATTCGACAAATTACAACGCTCGACAATCTGCTCTGCTGTTACCTTTTCACAAGGCATAATCGACTGCAGAACTTTTAACTGGGTTTTACTCAATTTAATTAAGCCAACTTGATGAGGAACTACACGTGCAGCTTCCATCAAATCAGTGTTGATTTGTTCGTTTTTCATACAAATATGCATTCTTATTATCATACTCTGAGATTTATAATGAAAAATAGCTTCAAGCAAGTCTCAATAAGCAAGGTTATAACTGTCCTTTTTTTAATGTCATTAGAATATTTTCCAACATTTGATAAAAAGAGCACTTGCTCGCCGCTAAAACTCCCATATGCTTTAATTGAAAATTACCTAAATGAAAGGAGAGCACTATGAAGAAGATTATTCGATTGACAGCAACTCATGCATCAGGAAATGAATTCCAAGCAGAGCTAAACAGGGATGGTAAATATAGTCTCAATAAAAAAACAAAGGACAAAGATGGAAAAAATATTACAAATAAGGCCATCTGTAAGGTACAGGTTGATACATTAGATAAAGCTTACGAGTTATTAAAAACAAATGATTATTTAATTAATCTTGTTGGACTCAATGCCAAAGGAAATAAAGTAAGGGGACTTAGAGAATTAGCAGCAGTTACAGCACATTTTCATTAGAAGAAAAAATAATAATCAACGCTAGCTTCTAGCTGGCGTTATATTCTCTATTTATGTTCAAGCTCTTCCCAACGAATAAACAAATTCAAGTCCGCCATTGATTCGAACATGGCCACCTCTAACTAAATACCCCCTTTCCCAAACCATCTTCAACAAAGTACTCGCCCACGAACTCGACAGATCACAACGCTCGGCTATCTGCTCTGCTGTTACCTTTTCACCAGGCATAATCGACTGCAGAACTTTCAACTGGGTTTTACTCAATTTGATTAAGCCAACTTGATGAGGAACAACGCGTGCTGCTCCCATCAAATTAGCGTTGATTTGTTCGTTTTTCGTACAAATCTGCATTCTTATTATCATCCGCTGAGGTTTATAATGAAAAGTGGCTTCAAGCCAGTCTGGATAAGGGGTTATCAAGGGTGTCATTTTGAATCGAGACAGGTGCTAAACAGGTACACCATCCTTTTTTAAGCCATTTATGGTACGTTTCTAACGCTTCTTTCTTCTGTAACTCCATATGTGTATGGATATAGGCTTGATCTAACTTATCTCGAGCATGGTTAAGCAAAGATTCACACACAATGTAATCAACCCCTAATTCCGCCCATATTGATCGTGCTCGCTTTCTAAGATCATGTGCACTCCATGCTTTCTTTGATACGCCTCGTACCCATTCACTGGCTTTAGCACTGTGGATTGGCTGATTATTCCAACGAGATAACGGGAACAAGTGATCACTGTTATAGCCTAGCTCACGTTGCCATGCTTGATATGAACGTAATAGTTCAATCATCTCGGCAGTCAGTGGATAGCTCATTGCTACCCCATTCTTGGCGTCTTCTTTAGGAATCAACCACCGCTTTTCAATAAAACTGATGTTCTTCCATAAAGCCTTTCTAGTTTCACCAATGCGAGAACCATGCGCTAACATCATCATTAGTAGTAATCGTTGTGGTGGTGGTTGTTGGCCAATCGCCGGCAAGATATCAATCAGGTCTTCAGTATTCACTCGGCAGCCTTTGATTTGAGCTTCTGTAACGGAGAACGTCTCAGGGAAAAACGTCTTAAATTGCACTTCTGATAGCGGATTGGCGGTAATGTGCTTGAGTCGTCTAGCAATAGAGAAAGCCGTTTTCAATAAGAAGAAATTCGCCCTCACATAACTCACCGAATAGCCTTGCTCAAACATAGGCTGAATCAAGGCACTATCTATCTTTTGATGGTCCATATCCGTGATAGCAACCCCATGGAATAGGCTCATCACATGAGTTTCAGCCATACTTTTTAGGTTATTCAATCGCTCTTTCGTGGAACGCTTTAAGGTACATTGCCGCTGAACATGCCAATCAATCAACTGATCTACTGTTTCAAATCGATTACATTCAATGGCTTTTCCTTTAGCTATTTGGACTGATACCGCACTCACCACATCCATAATGTCTTTGGCCTGAGTACCAGGATATTTCGCAATACGATATGGATATTGTTTGCCGGCTTCATAACGATAAAACCACCATGTTCCACCGGTTCGAGATGCGTTAAACCGCAAATAAAGTGGGCATCGAACATCTTTTAATTGGCGAACACGTTGATCATTAATATGACGTTTGATTTGAGCATCAGAGATTTTTACTGGGAGGGTTGCAGAAAAGAAGGCATGTTGATTAAAGCGAATTTTACTGTTTGTGATCATTACTCACCTATTAACGTTGCTTGAATACTCATTCGGTTAGGTTGTAATCCTTGGCCAGAGAACGACACTTGATCAACAGAACATTGACCTTTAAAGGCGCGAGGAAAAGTGTCATCAAGTAGCACTAACCCTTCCGCAAAAATGGTGGGATTAGGCGGTGCTTCAATGCTGATTTTCCGCCCTTGGCGTTGCATTTTTCGAAGCTCTGCAGCACACGCTTGTTCTGCTTCATTCTTGGTGTTCTTATCTTTACCTAATGACTTGAACGGTTTACTCCCTACTTTGACTTGTTGCCGGCTTCCATCTGCAGTTGAACTATAAAAAGCCTTAACACCATTAAAATCTTGGCGACCATCTAGCTCTGCAGACACATTAACAAAGTCACTATTGCCCGGATGATTCACCACAGGGAGTGACAGCGTAACGCTTTCAATACGCTTACCTGAAGCACTACGTTGTTCACCAATTGGCACAAAGATAAACCGCCCTTCAACAGGTTTCGCTATTGCATCATAAGACTTGGCCAAGCGGTTCATAAATGCTGGCGTACTTTCATCAGAACGATCAATATGCTCGATTTCAATTTTTTGTAATCGCGGATGGACAAAAACATCAAAGCCATGAGGGGTAAGACTGTCATACACTACTTGTCCTACTGTTGTTTTATCCCAACTGCACGATTTACGTTCACGATAACCACTTTCATCCTTGATAGAGAAAGGCGCAACCGTGAGGACTAACGTGATCTCTCGTGGGTATAAACTCACTGACCGTTTTGATATCTGAAAACTATCCCGTACAACATCCCCCAATCGCACTGAATAACGTTCACCTTTGGGTGGCAGTCCATCAACATCATCAGAGCTCACCACCAAAGTGACGTTATCGCCTTCGGTACCATTACCATCATTTAACCGCCACGACTTTAAACGGTCCAAAATTAAATCAGCATTATTGCCTGTTAAATTAAACATTCCTTAATCCCATGATTTAGTGACACGTTGAGTTTTAGGTACCTGCTTGACTTGAGGTAACACTACTTCGGTATCGACAAAAAAAACCTCACGCCGAACGTGAGGATTTAATTGATAGAAGGCTTGTTCTAATTGGTCATTATCTTGGCCAGTGTGCTTATAGAGTAAATCCGTGATCAACTCACCGGCTTTGGCGCTTACCTTCACTCGCGGTACTCCTTTAATTGCAGCATGACATCTGTCACCATGGCTTGGCCGTTATGGATCAATGCCGACTTACCTTCTTTCAGTTGTTGAATCGTCCATTTACCTAAGTTAATACCTTGGCCATCACTGACTTGTTGTGGTAATTCAATCAACATTCGCAGCTTTTCAACAGACTCTTGCGCCCCGTACTGCAACCACTTAGCGGTTATATCAAGGGTTTCAAGCGGTTTTCCTGTCATTTCAGAGCGGGCGTCATAAATCAAACTGACTTCTGAATACGCACCTGGTGAAGTTCGCTCAAACTTCATAATCGGTGTTTTGTCACCCACAGAAAAAACGAATTCACCTATCACTAAGTGATGCATAACGATCCTTAGCTATCTCTATCAATAGCGGCATAACTAAATTGGGTTGATAAGGTGTTCTCGCCCATTAATGACGATAATTGTTGGTTCATTTGACGGGTAATTTCTTGCGCTATCAGCTTTTCATCTTGGCCAGCTGCAGCCGTTATTTGAAAGGTAGGTGAAAATGATATTGGTGGGCTTTGCTTAGCCATCGCTTCTTTGCTTTGAACTTCATCGACCTTTTTAGCGGTTTCTTCAGGTGAATCAAGTTTCTTGCCAAACCAGCCACCGAGCATTTCACCGCCCATGCCACCCGCAATAGAACCCAACAGACCACCAATCGCGGTACCGATACCAGGTAAAATGAAAGTACCAATAGCAGCACCTAACACACCACCGCCCATAGAACCACCGATATCCCCCAATGCACCACCTGTTTGTTCCATATCGCCATTAATGACACCTTCAACAACGGAAGAGGCATTCATCATCATTCCCAATGGTTTCAATACCTTGGTAAGTCCTGTTTTGCCCGCTGTTTCTGCAATATCACCACCAATTCCAATCACATCCATTGCATCTGATGCCATCGCGTCCATAGGCATTAAAGCTAATCCAGAACCCGCTAAGGCCATAGCAGCACTTTTAGGGGTAACATTACTTACCAAAGACTGAGCACCAGAACCCACCTTTTGAGCCATTCGACTTTCCATAACAGAACTAAGTAACCCACCTAACCCTTTACGGCGACCACGAACACGGCGACGACCTTTACGCTTTTTACGAGAACGGGCTTCTTTACCTAAACTGCTACTGCTTTTACTTTCTGGCCCTTGGCTAGATGAAACAGCCGCATTTAAGCTTCGCCAACGTTTAGCAGCCAATGCTGCAATCCGCCCACCGTCTTGGGTTTCACGATTTAAACCTTTCGTAAATAAACGGGTTTTATCCATCGAATTACCAAAGACGAGCGATAACGCTTTCCCCGCTAACAACACCCCTTTCAAACCAATAAACGCTGCAACACCAATACCCACCGCTTGAGTGACACCGGTATTCGCTTCAGCAAAGTTAGCCAGTAAATCAACACCTTTGCCTAACGGTTCAAGTACCCAATTAAGGGCTGGTAATAAAGCAGAACCAAACACCACACTGAGTCGGTTTAACTTATTCACGAACATATCAATGCCACTACCAGTGGTACTGATTCTGGCATTGTATTCTTGGTCAAGAGAGTCAAGATGAACGGTAGGATCTTCTTTTGATAGCGTTAACAGCTTAGTGAAATTCGCCATATTGCCCGATAGGGATGCCACTGCACCTTTGGCTTCTTCACCAAATATCTGACTCAATATGGCGCTTTTATCTTCTTTTGGTGCCTGATTAACGGCATTAAGCACTTCAATCAGCGTACCTGATGCATCCTCTTGCATTCTTGCGGCAATATCATCAGCATCTAAGCCAATTGAGGCCATCGCCTTTTGTTGAGTACCACTTGCTGCATCACCTAACGTCAATCGACCTGAGATATTCTTCAAAGCCGTTGCTGCACGCTCTTCACCCATACCTAATGACAATAATGAAGCCGATAATGCCGTAGACTCATTAACTTTAAAGCCACCTGTTTTGGCTGATGCCCCTTCACGCGCCATCACACCCGCAATATCTTTCGCTTTGGCATTCGAGTTATTAGAAAGGTAGTTCGAAAGACCAGCAACATTCATTGCCCCTTGTTGATCAACACCTAAGGCTGCTTTAAACACAGATAAGGTTTCACCGGCTTGACCCGCATCCATATCAAAGGCAACCCCCATCTTGGAGGAATCAAGTACAAAGCTTTTCAGTTCATTGATGTCTTTAATGCCACTTTGACCACCTGCAGCTAACATCGCATTGATATTATCGGCACTCATGGGTGTGGTGGTTGAGGTTTTCAGCGCCCACGACTGCAGTTCTATGGATTGCTCATCACTCATGTTGACGACTTTTTTCACATCAGAAAATGAGCTTTCATTTTTAATTGCCGTCCAAATAGATCCAACAATGGGTGCTGCAGCTGCCGCTAACCCTGTTGCTTCACTGCCTATTTCGCCTAACTTTGCTTTACGGCTATCAATCCGCCCCTGAATTGATTGCATCTCTTTTAATCGAGCATTCTGCTTTTCAAGGGCTAGAGTGGCTTTATCAGCTTGTTGCTTTAAACGATTTTGTTCATCACCAAGTTTATCGGTACTGACACCCGCCGCCTGCAGTGAGCTTTTTAACTTGTTTAAGGTGTTATGTTGTTTCTCTTGCCTATCGGTTAACTTACCCAACTTACCGCTGGCACGTTTATAAGCGACAGAGAGATCATTGGTTTGGGCTTTATTCTGATAAATTTCAGTATTTAACGTTTCAAGTCGAAGTTGGGCTTCTTTTAACTTAACTTGTAAGGCTTGTGCCCCTTCCTTTGAGGCTTGCTGCATTCCCTGATTTAACCCACGAATTTCGTTCTGAGTTAAATTGTATTCACCCCGCAATTGGGTGGTTTTCTGCTTACTCTCAGCTATGGCTGCACTAAGAGAAGTCATGGTGCTTTTGGTTTCAGTTAATTGAGCAGACAGTTTTTCAGCTCTAAGCTCTGCCGCTTCAAAGCCTTTAATACCCTTTAGCTGACCATTTAACGACTGAACCTCACCCCGTTGTTCCGCCAATGCTGCCGTTAACCGCTCTGTTGCGGTCGTGGTTGAAACAATGTCTTTAACGCCTTTTACCGACGCATCTAAGACAAAACTAATCTTTTCCGTCATTGTTTGACTCCGAGCTTAGATAAGATCAATTCATAACGCCGTAATGCCTGGTCTTGTGACCACTCCCTGAGTTCACTTTCAGTGGTATTACGGTGCATTGGGATCAAATCAATCAGAGCTTCGACGTCACGGGGCGAAAGTAATCCCCCGCAAGTTGAAAAAAAGCGCCCACCTGCGGTTTAATGGCCAAGTAATCATTCAATGCCATGGCGTCCATATCTTGTTTATCTAAATGACATACCACCCGAAACATAAACTCTTCACGTTCGTAATGATCATCAATATCTGCCAATGCTTCAGAGTGTTTCACCTTAGGAACAGCAAATTTAATGTGGCTAATGGTTTCTTCTAGTTCATTGGTAAACGGAAACGCCAAATCAAATTCAAAGTCTTTACCCGTTAATGAATGATCATTCATTTCATCAGATGGCGTTAAGATAAAGGCGCGAATATCTTGATGTAATTGGGTAAAATCAGGCACCGACAGCTCTTCAAACTCGGTCGGCGTTAAGTCAGTACAGGCTAAAATCATCGCCTTAAACTGCTTAAATTGTTCAGCGGCAGACAGATCATCTTTCATCACAAAAGGCAGCTTGCGAAACGCGCCTAAGGTGATGGTATTAATCTTTAATTTATGGCTGCCTGAACGGTTAAAAAACGGCAGCGTGGTTTCTTTATTCATGGATTTTTCTCACAAAAAAAGCGCCCATAGGCGCTATCAGTCATACATAATTCAAAGGCGGTTTAAATGATGCCGGCTAATCCCATCAAATCGACACCACCAATAATGGTTTTACCGGTATTCACATTGATGTCATGAACCACAATGCCTGTATCATGTTGGGTATACGCTTTACAGGTACCTTCAATAGTAATGGTTGGCTTCTCGCCCATCTTCACCGCTTCTTTCTTAATGGCCGTAATCGGTCCATACATCGAATAGGTTTCCACATAAGGAACACCATCGGTACTTTTGCCTTTTTCAACCACGTTAATCTGGGCATTACCCATGGTGTACTTACCCAAAGAACGCGATAACACCCCATGCTCACCTTTCACTTTTAATGACCAACTGAGCTTTTCTAAGCCTACCGTATCTTCAGAAGCCACAAATGCGCCTTCGTTATTGGCTAATTTGGCTTTCACTTCCGGTGGCGTAAAGTCCACGATTTCATTCATCAATGGCACAGATTCAACCTGCGCCGTAATACGCATACGAATACGATCAGCCATTTACCACCTCATCAAGCCATGCTGCAATTAACCCGTTATCGACACTCATTTCGTACACCATATGTTCATTAGGCGAATAGCGGCCATAGTTCACACATAGGAACCATCGACCTGCCGTATAGTTTTCTAGATTATTCTTGGTGGGATGAAGAAAGGCTTTAAACACAGGAATGACGGTCTGCGCGACTAAGTCCTGTCCCCAATTGGTTAAACGATCAACAACTTGCTGCATGAACTCTTCAGTTAGTTGTTTACCCAATAACGGTTGACTGGTTTCTTCTAACTTACGTGCCATCAAGTCTTCTAAACCAACATGAGAGATAAAACGTCCGGTATTAGTACGGTTACCAATAATCGAATAACCGCCCATCCGTGTATGCGCTATCGTCACCACACCATGTTTATTCAAAAAATTCGCTTGAGTGGTTTTATCATTAATTTTATAAGCAATGTTACGGGCGGTTTCATCACACATTACTGAGCGATTTTGTGGGCTTTCCCAACCAGATACCGAAGCCATTGCCGCCACTAAAGCGATAGATGCAGGCATTAATACCTGTACACCATCGTAAGTTTTCATAAACCAAGGATCGATGATGCACAGTTTGTCTTCGCCCGTTCCTTCAGCACCAAACCCGGCAGCAAACTCAGCGGCAGCCATATCATTGGTGTTTGGACCATCAAGTACAGGACGACAACGAACATCACGCCCAATTAACGCTAACTTTTGACCTACTGCCTTTGAATGAAAACCAGGGGCAGCAATAATGGTTGGTGTTTCAGGGCAAGCCTTAACGGTTTCCAAACCACGAATGGCACCGGTTGCCGAATCCACACCACCAATCACATTGGCTTCGGTTGCTGCAGTATTCGCACCGACTTCGACCACCGTGACATAGAGCGCGCATTTCACGTACTCAAACAAATAACGCACCACGGTAGGTAACGAACCTTGACGGTTACCAGTTGAATCTAATGCCATCATTGCATCAGCATAATTCCATAACCGTGTTGGCTCGTTATAAGCAACGGTACCGCGTTTATCAGGAGCCGTACCAATCAAGTGCACCACCTGTTGCGCTAATGGCCCCATACTTGGTTGCGGCTCAATGGTACGAACCTCAACCCCATTTAATTCAAAATCTTGAATGGGTGCTAATGAACTCATTGTTGCTGTCCTTGGTCTTTTTGTTGGGCAGGAAGTTGTGCCGGTTTACCAATCTTGCCATTCATCAGCAAAAAGGCGGTTTGTGTTGGATGTAAAGCAATGATGTTATCTGCAGGAGAATACCAACGTCCATTTAAACGAAAAGGCTGCAAGATCGGATGATCTTGCAGCCCTGTTTGATGCAAGGTTGCCATGTAGTGTCCTTATTATTTACGGTTTAATAGCCATTAGATCATCTAATAGAGGTAACTCTTGATTCGACCAATCACGACATTTCTGAATAAAAACTCTCATTGCATCTATTGCTGCTTTATCCCCACTCATTAATACATTCAATTGTTCTGTTTCGGTATAATGCTGCACGATATAACTGCGACAATAATTACGTGCCACCATGGACTCATACTTTTCAACCCCTTTCGATGTCGTAATGTAGGTTCCCTGAAATTCTGATTCAATATTCATTTTTTAACCTGATAATAATTAATTATGAGACGAACTACCCTGAGCGACAGGATTCCAAATACCACTTGTTTCATCATGTAATGCATCATAGTTATTCCAATGTTCATTTAATGTCATTGTCGTTACATTAAATAACTCAGGTAATTTGCGTCCTTCTGGATAAATGCCAGGAATAATGCTTGGTAATGCAATATACATTTCAGCATCAGCGGCATAACAACGCATATCCACATGTACATAAGCACCTATTGCGCCGCTATTTTGTTTTAATACCGTTCGAAATAAACGCCAATCATCTTGATTACTGCCATTAAACGTCTCATTTGGCCCCCAACTAAATCCTTTACCTCGGGAATACACCATGTACGTCCAATTATTTCGTTTAATATGTTGCCATGGAATATAAAGTGCGTAGGTAGGAAACGACGATAACCCGCTAATATTTTTAACTCGGAGAATATTAAAATTAGCTGAAAAGTGCAGAGTATTTGCACCAATACCCATAAAATCCAATAACTCACGAACAACAGGTAATCGAGTACTTGGATTAGAGCCACTTCTAACTTCAATTAACTCCGTTTCAAATTTACCATCCAACCCATTTCCCCATCCCATTTTATAAGGACTCTTATTGCCGGCAGCCGTCGTTGTATATTTTAAAAAATCATGGTTCCCATTAACGGTAAAAAACGGCAATGATTCTAACGATAAGACGGCAGCATCTTGGACATGTTGAATACCATCATCAACCTTCTTATCAATCTCCCCAATCTTGCCATTCACGGCACCCGTAAGGTTTTCAGAGGCTTTAACCAATGCCCCTATTTGTTGTTCTAAACTCATTGATTAACTTCCATTAATTGTATTCGCCGCATCATTAAACGATGCTGCAAGTCGTGTAAAACCATCCGCAATCTCTTGCTCTAATATGGATACTTGGCCTGAGGTTGCATAGTGAGCTGGCGCATTACCACCAAACAGCGTGGTATCTGCCGCTTTACCTCGTTTAGTTAGAAATTGTGCATCCGCTGCCGTGATGCTGTAGACCTGATTGGCATTAGCTTTCTTGGCTAGCTCTGCTGTCATAGTGGCAGCAAAATGCGGATCGTTACCCAGTGCCTTAGCCAACTCTTCAAAGGTATCTAATACTTCAGGTGCCACGCCTATCAATTGCTTAATACGGGCATCTATTTGTGCCGGTGTTAAGGTATTAATCGTGTCAGCTTTATCATCAAGTGCTGGAATGGTGACCTGCAATGTGACATTACCCGAACCATCAAAGGACACTGAGCCATTAGCATCACGGCCAAGGGTTATAGTTCGTGCGACTTTGAGTTTATTAGCCGTTGCCGCGTTAGCGCCTAAGGTAGAAAGCGGATCATCAAGATAAGAACGTAAGTATATTTCTGTTTTGTCAGCTTTTAATCGCAACTTGCCATTAATCACACCCATCACGTTATTGAGTGCCGCTATCAGTTGGTCAATTTTATTGTTTAACACCCTCACTCCTAAGCAGAAAGTTCCCCCGCATGAAAGTTAAAGCCATTGGTAATATTACTAATGACGCTATCTAGCAATGTTGCTGTTGATTGGGTGATTTCAGACGCGGCCACCGCTAAGGCTTTTGCCTCTGCTGCAGTCGCTAAGACTTCTTCACTGACCGTACCCACAGGCCCTTGCTGACCAATCGTCACCACCTGAATATTGGGTTTCACTTGCTCTCTAACCACAGCAATCCCTTGCGGTAACCGCACTGTTATCACGCGGTCAGTATTGAGCGTGACCAACACTTTTGCATTCGCGTTAATCATCAACCGCCCCTTTTATCAGTACTGCAGGACCGCGTAATATGCTGTAAGGATCACCACTCGGAAAGGTTACCCGCACTTCATAACTCGCGTTCTCCCATGCTATTGGTTGGTGGCCTTGGGTTTGATCATGAGTCACTTTGATATCAAGTGCATCGCTTTGCTGTCGGTGTTCAATAATGGTGATATGTCCAGATTCTGTGGTACCACGCACCAGCACCTCACCCTCAATAGAGCGAACAACGAAAACAGCGGTACAGCCAAACAATTTCACATAAGGGTTGCTGTCATCACCCGTTGTCCAACTGACATCAAAGCCATAGGTTGTGCCGGCAATAATGCTCAGTAGCGGCGGTCCATCCATTGTGCATGCCATAATCCTTCACACTCTTTTCTCTAATGCATTAAACCGAAATAGTAATTCAAGATGGCGCGACATATTGCCAATTTGAGCCGTGGCCATGGTGGTTAACTCTTCACCCAATAACAGGTTTATATTGTCATTACCGACCTCAATCGTGATGCTATTTGACGGTAATGGGGAGACATCTAGCGTGAACTTCTGTAACCAGCTGGCATTGGCTGATTTATACGCCAATAACGTATTAGGCACTGAATAGACGGCTAACAAGGTGCCCGTTTCTAAAAAGAACCCGACTTCTCGCACTTCATATTCCAGATTGCCTTTAAACACCGCCGCCATGCGTAATTGTGTGGGGCTTAATTCTTCCCAATCTGAAATCAGTTCACGTTGCCTTTCGTTGTACAACGCTTTTTGTTCAGGTGTTGGTTGATAACTGCGGTCACCTGCCGCTATCCATTTAATCGCCCCTTTGATGCCTTGGTTTTTGGCACTAATCAGCTCAGCCAATCCCACTTTAGTAAATTGAACAACGGGTGAACTCATGTTCTTGCTCCTAACGTTATATCGGTACTCATCACCATACGCATACCGCCTGCAAAATAGCTTCCTCCTACACACCACGCATCATTAGGCATGGCTCCCTGATATGACTCATCACCAACAGTGGTATGAAAGTGGCCACCTGAAATACCAAAAGGAGCCAATACCAGCGGTGATGGTGGCATGATGCCGGTAACTGCATCATCGTAATCAGCAACGGCTGGCTGTTTTACCCCTGAGAACGTGAGCCCAGTATCTAAACCAAAGGCTAAAATTAGATCAACGGTGTCACGCTCAGACTTGGTGTTTTCAATCCGTGTTAGCATTCGTTTGGCGGTTTCTTGATTCACCGGCTTATTGCGCTTCCAAGCCACCACTTCGATATGATAAGGACCCGGCGGCACTTCCATTTGGTACCAAGGGGTAACTTCAATATCACAATCTAACGCATCCATAGCCACCGATAAACCGTGACGAGTCCCCGCTTTTCGATGAATTTCAAAGGCGTTATCGGCAGTTTTACGCTGTTGTTCTAATGAATCTTCAGGTCGCCAATCTGTTACCCCTCGCTCACCAGCCAGTAAAGAAACAAAGTGCTCTGAAGTTAATCGTGGTTGTTTCAGCTCAGGAAAGGGATCGGTTTGATTAGCCAGTAAGGTATGCCAAGCATATTCTAGGGATCCTTCAATCAGGGTACGGTTTTCAGGTTGAACAGAAATAAAAGGCTCAGTCACCTCGAACATCAATGATCACCTCCGTACAATACGGCGCTTGATCCCACTGGCAGATAACATCTTCTGCAGGCTCGTGGACTTTGGCGCGTTTTGCCCCTAACTCATAAAGAATGTGTGCCACCTCCTCTCTATCAACAATGCCATTAAGCTTATGGCGTTTTTCAGCTAATGCCCATGCAGCGTGTTCGGCTTGGGCTTTATCAACATGAGAGCTTGGATCAGAGCCGGTATACACCGTGGCCACAATTCTATATAGCTTTGGAGCCGCACTTTTAGTGGTGATTTCATCAGACTCTTGTGCAATATCATCACGTTGAAGGTAATCAGCTACCCGCTTTAATAACGCATCACTGGCAATGCCTTGTGGATGTTCTCGACTCAGCACTGCCACACACACTTTGCCAGAGTTAGGCTCTAGCATTTTAGGCATCGCATCTTTAACTGGCATCGGCCTGTTTAAGTGCTGGAATTCATACCGCATTACCACCGCATCGGGTTCTGATTCAATCTTTATCAGAGGCCGTTCATCTAAGGTCAGTGCATGGAATTTATACCCCATTCGCGTACCTGTGGTATGGAACTGATAAGGCGCTAAATCAAACCGCTGCAGTAAGCTTGCATCTGATTCCATGATGGCGGGTTTAGGTGGAAAAATACTGTTATCACTCGGCGTTAATATTTGCCGCTTTAAGCCATATTGCAATGCCAGCAAATCCACCATATCGGATTCCGTCACGAACTTACGAAACATCTGTAAGGCTTGGTGGTTCTGCTCTCTAATTTCAGCCACCCGCTTTAACACAAACGCCTGAGTCACTTGTGCCAGCAACTCACCATCATTGGTCATGGCTTGATGTAATAGCAGTGCCTTATCGGTATCGGACTTGGCACAATACGCCACCGCAGCTTGAATATAGTCACTTAATAAGGCTTCAAATTCAGGTACCACAAACGCTTTAGGTAAACTCATAACCGCACCTGTAATTCAATGTCATTGCCTCGCCACACGCCTTTCACCCTCACTGAAAACCCCGTATCACTTGATATAGCTTGGCACTGTTTGGCTTTAAATTGGGTTAAACCATTAGCAGGATTAGCCAGTGCTTCAAGGGATAGGTTTTGCACTATCATGGCTTCAGTTGGGTTTTGCATTCGACCTAAACGGGCAATGGCTTTATTGCCTATTTGGCGGCGCTTAATGCGTGAGGTCATTTGTGTTGTCAGGATCCGTTCAAACCGACAGGTTAACGCAGCCATACCCGTGACGGTTTTCCCTGTTTTAGGATCAATCCCTATCATTGTTGTTGCTCCGTTTTACTGGTGTTAGGGTTTCCATGCATGTGGATATGATCGTTATAAATCTTACGATCCGCAGCCATCGAACGAGTACCATCAGCAACATCACCCGAAGCACGATAATTACCCTCTTGTTCTATATCACCCACCACTTTGACACCACCAGGATAATGCGCCGTTAATGCACCAGTATCTAAGTCATAACACTCAGTCATACCGTTGCCGTAATCGGTCATCACTTGGTTTTCTTCGGTCGTCGGACAAGGAAAGTTTGTCGAAGGTAATCCCATCAGAGCAACGGAATTATTGAGGTTATCACCACAGCCTAAGTTAATTAGAATGCACTGTTCACCAACACTAGGACGGCGGTAATGACTGACTCGCCCAGCACTATGAACAAAGAACGGCACCCGCGTTGCCTTATTCTGGCCAGCGGTAACATCAACGGCTTGATTCGAGGTCGCTGCCACCACGCCTAAGCGAATAATATTGCCCGAAGAACGGCGGTTTTCTTCCACTTCTTCACGCAAAGCCATCACTTCTTTTTCTAACGAACGGATCCGTTCAACTAATGCCCTCAACATTGGCTTGCGTTCCTATAATCTCATGCCAATCGTGTTCAATCGGCCCCATAAAAATACGCTGCTTAATGGTAACAACCCGTAAGAACACCCCATTATCAGGATTAAAACGGCGCGGCAGATTTGAAATCAACCGCGCCTCTTCAACATCATCCACACAACCAAAACGTTGATTGAATAACTCACGCTCAATACGGCTAGATAAGTCCAGCGCCACCACATCAAAGTTAGCTTGAGCAATCGGCACTTCGACCAAGAATCGCAGCTCAATTTCATGGATTTTACGACCATCATTGTTGGTGTGATTAATGGATTGGCATTCACCACATTGGTAACGCACGATAGGCGCACTAGGCTCTGTTTCTTCACGTTGATAAGCGGTTTCTATCTTGCCGAGCTGTAAACGTTGCTCTAACTGTTCAATGACAGTCATCACCCATTCACTTGGAGCCCGAAAGAATGAATTGGAACTCACGATGAAAAAACTCCTCAAATTTACGGTTTAAATCGGGTAAGTAAGAATCAATGATATCTTCTGCTTCTTCACTAATATCAATGGTGACTAACTTTATGGATTTTCGACCTTTATTTTCACGGCGAAAGACCAACAGTTGATCACTGTCCATTGGTGAAATAAACGCACCATCATAGAAACGACCGCCCACTTGCACCCCTTTACCATTTTGTACCGGCTTACCTAATCGATGCACACCAAGACTTCTTACGCCTACCCACAGCTTTGACATGCCGCCGTTTTTATAAGTTCTAAAACGGGTAGTCATGGCTTTTGAATCAATACTGAGTTCATACCCTAAATCAGCCATCGAAGCCGCCCTTAACCAGCGATTGGTTTTGATCATCGCTTGTTTAGCAGCTTTGGCTAATTCATCGGGAAGGTAGGAAAGACGAGCAAGAAAACGGGTGTCCAACACCATATTAGAATTCAGAGAAGTCATGTTTAATCCCTGCTTGAGACAGATTTAAAACATATTCACGCTGCAGCTGACTGTCTTTGTTACCCTTGCCTTGTTCATGGCCAGAGAACGCCAAGCTATAACGCTTACCTTTTATCATCATGATTGATAACGGTGGCAAACAACTGGCCGTTAATAACCGTTTAATGGCATGACCTTCTGATGATTGGTGTTTGATATAACCTTGAATTTTCCGTTGTTGGCCATCGGGTAACATCACCACTAATTCACTGCCAAAACACTGCTGAATAGAGGCTCGAATCAATTGCCGAGCATCATCAAACACACTCTTCATTGATCACCTATCATGTGAGTTAACTGATTAAGGCTACACCCATCAGCAACACGCCATTATCAATGAATGAGCCAACAGGTACGGTGACAGCACCTTCACCCGTGGGTGCTGTTTTAGTAAACACCCCATTATCAAAATAAGCTGCCTCACCGATAAATGAAGGAGAATCGCCGGCTTTAATCGGTCCATCAAACAAACCACGGTAAGTACAACTCACCACTTGGCCTTCTTGAGCCGAATAGTTAGGTATCACAATTAACGCACCGTACTTCACTGGCACATCTTTAACAAAACCACCCACTGGCGCTTTTAAATCAATCTTTGAACCATCAGCAATACGCATAGTGTTCTCTGTCCCTGTTGTTTATTTCACTTATAAAAAAGGATGCCGAAGCACCCTATAAGAATAGATATTATTTGGCAGCAAATGTTGCCTGAGCGATGCCACGACGATCGAGCACTTTCGAGGTCACATCATAAGTAATACGGAACTTCGCACCGTCACTGCTCCAACCATCCCCCGTTTCTAACCAAGGATCTTGTGCGCCATCAAGAAAGCCCATCACCACCGAATCAAAATCTTTACCGGTTAACGCAATCGCACCGTTAATCATTGCTAAACGTGCGGTTTCAACCACCTTGGCAAACTTCTTATAAGCAGGATTAAACATATCAGGTTTACTGGCCGTATTAAGTACCGCTTCTAAGAATGAAGCATGGTCAGGGTTGGCTAACAGGATTTCACCGCGTAAATCTAATGCATCACCTTCAGAGGTGGTCGCGGTTGCAAAGACTTTATGCAGCGCCATCACTAAAGCTTGGTAATCAGCGGCAGGAATATCATTAAATAAATTGCCCCACTTATTGGCGCCACCCGCTTGGAACACGCTCTTACCATCGCCCATTTTGCCGCTAAGAATGGCGTTAAACATCAACTTATCTGACAAACGATAAGCCGATTGCATGAACTTACGTGGGATTTTCGAGATCAAGGCAATCTCATCATTGATGATAGCTTGACGAGTAAAGGCAATTTCACGACCAAAACTGGCTAACTGAATTTTTTCACCGCTACCTTTGATGGTGGCTGATTTGTATTCACCGTCCTCTGATACGGCCATTAAATCAGGCGCGTCATTAATGAGAATTAAATCAGTCTCTTTAAAGTTAGGCAGGTTTTCAGTATTAGCAAGCTCTCTCCATAATGGTGCACGTACTTGCGATTCATCTCGCATCACCGTTCGTACACTTTCGGTGATGATGTCTGCAAAATCGCCGCTGTTAAACGCACGAGCGACTAATTCATTCTTGTTACCACAATATTTAGCATCCTTACCCACCGCTATTTCAGCCATATCAAGTAAGGTTTTTAAGCGGTACGGGTTATCTTTTTCAATTTCTCCCGTACCACAACGAGCATTTAGGGCATTTTGCAGCGCATCTTTGGTGGCATTACCGTTGCCCACATGAATATGGGTATTGGTTAACCCTGTTGGTGGTTGTTCTGCATTGGGCTCTTGGCCATTGATGGAAATCGACCCCAAGTATTGCAATATCTTGAGCGAGCTATCTTCAGCACTGCAATTTAAATCATTGAGCATTTCATCACGCAGCGTGTCACTCACCTTATGGGTTGCACACAAAGCACGAATAGTCGATTGACGTTGGTTCTCGTTTTTTAACGCATTTTGTAATGCATCGTTATCGATAGGTTTAGGCATAGGATCACTTTGTTGGTTTATTAGAGGTTCAGGTGTCGGTGTTGCTGGCGGTTGCACAAGCTGATTCAATAAATCATCAGGGGTATGTTTAAAGGCTTTGGCTTGCAGCTCAGTGGCAGAGACTTTTTTAAGGCAATTTGATAAGTCCACGGCATCAATCACCGCATCAATCAAACCAAACTCCAATGCTTGGCTGGCGGTAAACCAGGTTTCTTTTGCCATCGCTTGCAGCACATCATCTAACGACTTACCACAGCGTTCGGCATAGGCTTCGGCAATGGTCTGCTTGGCGTTCTTCAGTTGAGTTAACGCACTTTCTATTTCATTTTCGCCACCCCACGCACCAATAGCGGGATCATGAATCATCAGCTTGGCATTTTCAGGCATTTGAATTTCATCGCAAGCCATTAAGAAATAGCTAGAAATCGATGCCACTAGCCCATCAACGATGCCAATGGTTTTGCCTTTATGAGCTTTAATGGCGTTATACATCGCCAGCCCTTCATAGACCGAACCACCATAACTTTGAATACGGAACTCAGCATCTTGCGTACCGACAGACTGCAAGGCTTTGATTAAATCAATGGCTTCAATGTCATAACTACCAATATCACCATGGATCCACACCTTCACCGGTTGGCCTTCGCCTTGGTTATTGAGCGTGAACCACGATTTAGTTGTCTTTGGCATGTTGTGCCTCTTTGGTTGAATGTTGGATCTTCGTTTGAACGTTATGCGCAGGATCAGCCGTACTCACAATGGCATCATCATTCATGGCTTGGCGTTCGGCTTTTATCTCGCGGCGTACAGCAACAGGGTTATAGTTGCGTTCACGTTGGAAGTGACTGAGTGATTGCAGTCCTAGACGAGTCCCTTTTTCAATACCGCTCATCTCTTTAGCGGGATCAATCCACGGCATCACAGGTGCTTGATAAATAGCATTAAGCACTGAAACCGCATCCACTTCTTTAGGCACTACCAATTCCCGCGATAAAATCGCCATCTGTAGTGCCATTCGATATTGAGGACGGGTCCAACTGGTAACGAACTTACGTTGTAAAATTCGATAACGGGCAAAGGAATCAATTAACTCTTGCCGTTGGGCTGAATAAGAACCGGTGTAATGACGGGTTACGCTCGAGCAATTAACACCAGCACCTGATGCCGCTAATCGCATTTGAGCATCACGAAATGGACTGCTCATGGCTTCTTGACGCTTACTTTCAACAATGCCGGCATCTTCACCAGGGGCAAGTTCAAAACTGTTCCCCATCCCTAGAAAGATATCGCCGCCACGTTCAAAGTTATCAGTCTCACCTGAGCCCATATCTCGTTTAATGAAATAGGCAAAGCGGCTAGCAATCTGCGCACTAACACGCTCTGATTGATCGTAATCTTCAATATCTGCAATCAAATCGAGAACCGAATGCAGCAGTGTTACCCCTCGGTTTTGATGAAATCGACGAGTGAATTTTAAATGCGCCACAAACCGCGCATCGACTTCAGCAAAGGAAAAACCTTGCGCATCACGCTGGATCAGCAATGACACCATCTGACCTAGACCATTACGACGAATACCTTCATACATACCCTTTTCAGGCTCGTTGATATTCAGTGGAATGTAATCAGGCTCAAACGGCTGCACTCCAAACGGTGTTGTTGATGGGTATTCAATCCCTGCATCTCGCCCTAGGTAATAACGGGCAAACACTTCACCATCACGTAGCCATGTTCGACAGGCTAACCATTCAGTTTCAGCCCGTGATAACTCACCATCAATGTTCTGTTGCAATGAAAACCGTTCAAACCATTCGCTGATCTTACGGGCAAAGTCAGTGTGAACATCACCGTTCATGTCTAGCGGCTGCGGTTCAATCATAATGCCGTTAGGCCCTACGACATTGGCACACAGTTCATCAAGGATGGCGGTGACATAAGGCGTATTTTCATCCATATGTCGTGCACGTTCGCGTAAAGACTTCGCATCTTTATTGATTTGGTTGGCTTTGCCGGTAGAGCGACTATTACGTTTTTTGGTATGAGGATTAGCAGGCAGTGCGGCTTGGTATTTATTAATCAGGTTACGGTTATAAAGCCGTTCAGCCCCCGATTTAGGATTAAAATAACAAATGATACGATCGGCTATATTCAATTTACTCAAGGTAGTTTCTCCGGATCATACTGCGGCGTCCTCCCTGATTTTCACGGCTAATCAACTGCTGCAGACGTTCTATTTCACGGCGTACCGTTGCCAAACTCGCAAAGGTCAGCTTTTCACCTTCAGCCGTTTCAACCGCTTGTTGCATCAAGATCTTTTTCTCGGCATCGAGATACCACTGCAGCCGTTCACGTTGGGTTGTCATCCAAAAATTCCTTTTGAGTGGTTATATCGTCGACGCGCCACCCGCTCAAACTTCGGCGTTTGGTCTGCATCAACCACATTGCTATTAAATTGCCAATCAGCGGCCCATGCTGGCGGATTATCCCAATGGATATCATCACCGCCTTTGTAATGCATACCCGCTTCGGCATAGGCACATAAATCAAACGACTCATTACGTGCACCATCAGGCTTTTGCCAATGGCCAAGCTCATCAATATATTCAACGGTGAGTTCATCAAACCAAACCCGATCCGCCCAACCTGGTAAATGAAAGAACCGCGCACCAAACTCTAACCGCGAAAAACTGGCAGCTACGCGGTTTTTTAAACGGTTGGTATGCAGCATTAACAACGGGATTTCACCGTTGGCCAACTTACTGCGTTTATCGGGATAGGTTTCTTTAACGAGATCATCGATGTCACGGCTTGCCCCTTTCACTAACCGGAATAGATGCGATAAGCCATGCCCTTTGAGGCGGTTATAAAACTGATAAGCATGATCAGTAACGGATGAGCTTTTCTGTTTACCTTTTTTCTTCTCACCTGATCCACCAGAATCACACAAGGTTAATACCGGCTTCATCACCCGCCCTGAGCCATCCGCTAAGGGATAGGTTTTCTTGATCACTTGTTCAATTAACAAATCCCAATCTTCGGCATACACCATCGGGTTAATGCGGTCATTATTACGATAGGGATTGGTGAGGATTTCAAAGCGGTCAATCACCCACCGTTGCAACCCTTCACCATAGACTTGGGCTTGCACTACAAAACGTGGGTTCTGTTTGCCACCTTGCACATCGATGGACATCATTAAGAAGCGTCCACCTAATGGCACAATGCCACGTTCATGATCAGCAGCTCGTGCCATTAACTGATGCGCACCGACTTCTTGACCACGCGACTGCATCACATAAGGTCGCCCCATACGGACGTTGATAAAGGTTTTTAAAGACTCTTCATCACCACAGTCTTGGAACAAAGCATCCGCATTTAAAAAGCGATACACCAAGTTTTCCCAACTGGCATAGGCTGCCACAATGCCTTCAAACCAAAACGTTGCCCATTTACTGGTTCGAATCGCTGATTCATCGGTGACAACCTCACCATATTGGTCAATTTCACCATCACGAAACCAACGCCCTTCAAGGTTCATGACCTGTTTTTGTGATTCAGTGTGACGATGGCAACAACGAGGACATTCCACCCAAGCAGTTTTAGCCGCTTCTAAAGGCTCAGCATGTTGTTCCCATTTGAGGGTTTCAAAATCAGGACGAAAATAGCTATTACAGTCTTGGCATAACCAATAGAAACGACGGCGATCACCTTGGTTATATAAGTCAGCAATACCACCACAAGGCTGAGATTCATGCGGTGATAAATCCTCAATACGTTTAGGGTTACGTACAATACGACCAGGAGAAGATTCAGCCATCACCATGCCGGATGATTTCGCGTTTTGAACACGCATCAGCATCAGTTCAAACTTAGAACCTTCTTGGCCTACCGCATCATCAGCACGATCGTAATCGGTCGCTCCGGCATAACGATACGTGGATGCAGATAAACTGGTTTCAGTGGCAGAATCGAGTTTTAATATCATGCCATTTTTGAATTTCTTCGAAGTGATATTGTCATCAGCTTTACGCCCTGTTCGCAGCTTGGCAATGCCTGCGGTAGCTGAAAAGCTCCGTTCTAAATCGACCTTCGACATATCGGTAGCTTTGGTCTTGGTACTGTAGATAAGTAGCATGTCACCAGGCGCTTGCGTGACGGTGTAATTTATCCAACCTTCCACCATCGCTTTAGTTTTCCCCGAACGCGCAGGGCCAACCACAATCACCGCTTCATAAATACGCCGAGCCAAACAATTTAACGGCTCTCGCATGTACGGCACTTGTGACGATAAGAACTTAGTCACATCGGTACCATCAGATATCCACAGTTCATCATCAGCGGCTTCCACCGGTGTTTTATCCGTTGGCGCACACAGGTAAGCAAAACTGCGCCGAATAGCTTTGGCATCAGCAAACTCAATCCCTAAACGGGCATCAAACTGTCTCAAGCTCATCAGCGACCGCCTTTAAATCGAAATTAAGCAGAGTTTCTAAATCTTCAAGTTGTTGCGGTGTCGCGGTAGGAATAGCCGATTCAATACGGGTGATCACCTTATCTTTAAAGCCTTTAACACTGGCAATACAGACAGCAATTTCATTTTCATAATCTTCTTTGGTGACACTCTCACCAGATTCCCGCATCAAAATCAGCTTTTCACGTTCACTTTGTACATACGCCCGTAATTCAGCTGCCGTTTTAAACCCCATTAAATCGGGAGCATCTGATTCTTTACGCGGTTGTTGGCATAGGTACGGCGCGACTTGCACCACATCATAAAGTGGCGTGTTGCCCTTATAAGCGACAGGAGAAACCCCTGCCGCTTTTAAGTTCTTACGAATGGTTGAACGATGTTTACCAAACTGTTCAAGTTCGGTGGTATTCCAAAAACGTTTTTCATTATTCATGGCACTCTCAATCGTGGTTATGGCTCTCCCTCTGTAATGGGTAACGCCGCGCAGTGTGTTGGGTCGTTATAACAACGGCGTAAGTTTTCAATTTGTGCCGCGCACAGCGAGAAATGGTGTAACCACACCGGATCACGTTTAGCGGCTTCACCCCAAGTCATGGGCGGTTTATAGAATGGTTGTTTGCAGCTAATCAAATACGCTGCAGGTGGTTTGATGTACTCAATTTTGTATTGAGTCACCACTTGCGGGCTTGGTGTAGTACAACCACTGACTAGCGTTAGGGATAGGCAAATCAGCACACTTTTCATGAGCAATATCCTTATCGATTTGACGTTGTGCTTTTACTGCCCGTTGTTGCCATTGCTGACGTTGACGATCGTTATGTTCAGCGGCTAATCGTTCTTGGTGGGATGCTTGCTCTAAACGAGTAATAGTTGATTGCATCGACTGATTAACGTCCACTAACTGCTTTGATTTGGTTTGTTGTTCCACAACCAATGCTTGAGCTGCTTCCAGCTTTTGCACTGTCTGTGAATACGTCCATGCCAATATCGAGAATGCCGTTAATACACCTGCTGCCGCGATGAGCTTGAACTTACTGATAGCCATACAAGCAAACCTTTTGCTCTGCTAAACGGCGTTTAACAATGCCAGCACAATGACTGCTATCAAGTCGACAATCTTTACCATTCACATACACCCACCGTGGGAACTCATTACAAGCAGCGGTTAACTGCCCTGCTTTAAGCTTCTTGAGATAGGTAGAACTGCGAAAGTTGCCAGCCCCCAGATTAAACACGAATGACACTGCCATATCGTATTGAGGACCAGCAGCTAATGTCACTTGCCTATCAACCACCTTTTCCGCTGCGCTGATATCTTCAATGTACCAATCCGCAATAGTTTCAGTGGTTGCTTTATCGCCTTGTTTTACTCCTTTGGTATGGCCTAACCCTGCAGTCCAACGGTCAGCACTGCATTGATAGGCGGATGAGGAACACCCCTCTAAATTACTGATAAACGCTAATCCATCAGGGCTGGTTTTTAAATCGTGATGAGTACCAGCTACAACCGCCAGCACACTGGCGACCAAGCAGCCAATAACGCCACTAGTCTTCTTCAATTTGCTCATAGATTTTCTTCACCTCTGGATGGTTTTGCAGGGCTTTGAGGGTTCGATGTCGATAAAACCAGTTAATAAACGCGGTAAATACGGTGGCAAAAATAGAGATGAGCACCCCTATTTCGTTCATGGAAAGACCAGAGGCTACACCGGTTAAACCTGCCCAAAGGTAGGCAAACCAGCTAATAACTTTCTCTCTCATAGGCGAATTTCAGACATAAAAAAACCGCCTCAAAGGACGGTTATGGATTAAATGGAATCCTAAAACGACAAAACCCCACCGAGTAGGTGAGGTTCTGCAATGTGGGAGTTTTGCATATTCTATGAGTTTAAGTCAACTAAAAAATAAAGAGTAAACAAATTTATTAGAGCTATTAATGGTAAATATTTAACTAGTTACTCTGCATCATAAACAGCATCCTTTTCTCTTGATAATTAAGACTTTTTTGATTATAACGATATGCAATATAATCCTTATGTGTATATGTATTATTTTTTGGAGTATTAAATGTCTTCTAGTAGACAATATCAAAACGAGAAACCATCTTCTGTTGATAGTTTTGGTGGACAAGGACATCAGCAGGTCGCCAATGCAATATCTGATGTAATCTTACTTGATAATAATCAAAATATTATTGGTATTGAGGGAGAACTAGGAGCAGGTAAGAGTACCGTTATCGAACTAGTAAAATTGCAAATTGAAACTAATAATTGTCATATGGTAACATTTGATGCAGATCAATATCACACATCTTTAAGATCAGCATTAATTAATACAATTAATAATGATTTACAAAGTTCATTCAGTAAAAATAAATATTTCAAGAGAAAAGAAGTAATTTTGCAAGAAGCTGTTGATAAAGCTTTAGGTAAACAATTAACATATAAAAGAAGTGTTAATAGTCGAATGCCGCCAAAAACAGTATGGTTTATTCTGTTATTAGTAATGTCCTCTGCTCTAGGTAAAACTGCTATTTCATTTATTTCAGAGCTAATATCAGAAAAAACTCCAACGTTAGATTTATTTATTGGCTGGACTATTACTGGCTTATTTATGTCCCCACTAATAATGGCTTCATGTGTTGCACTACATGGTCTATTTAATAAAAAAGTTAATGTTAGTGACCTTCTCAATCGCAATGGATGCGATACAATTAATGAAGTTCTTGATATAACAAGAGAAGTTGGCGCTGTAGAATTAAAAGAAGCCTTTACCGTCTTTGTTGACGTAACACCTAACGATAAAACTCTGGTTTTGGTTATTGATAATATTGATCGTTTATCACCTGATATTGCAAGAGAATTATGGAGTGACATAGAGGTTTTAACATCAATAAAAAATAATAAGTTACTAATAATATTACCATATAGTCTCCAGCACTTATCAAAAGCACTCGAAAAAAGTGCTATCTATGAAAAACAATCTGGCCGTGAATTCATTTCTAAACGAATCCCTGTACAATTTTCTGCACCTCCAATCGTAACCGCTGGATGGCGTGAACAGTTCGACGTATATTGGTCAGAAACATTATCCGATATTGAAGGAAAAGAAGGTGTAAAGGCATTAGTTGACGTCTGGGTTGACAAAGTAACCCCCCGTTTTTTAAAAAGTCTTATAAATCGTATAGGTTCAAAATTTGATAGTTGTCCACAAACAAGCAATGAATTAAGTGGGGTATCTTGTGCAGCATATATTCTTTCAGTTCAAGATAATCAAGTACCGATACAACAATTACTATCAAATATCAAAAAAGATAACGATACAAAGCAACAAGAGACAGAGCTCACTAATAACTTAATTAACACAGAAAGGTTACTTAAAAAGTATGTTGGTGATAATGATAAATGGTCAATACAAATTGCTGCTTTGCATTATCAAACAAATTTCGATATTGCAAAAAGTGAATTACTAATAGAGCCTATCCGTACAGCAATTTCATCTATGGACGGTTATAAAATAACTCAACTAAGTACTGTCCATGGTTTTAATATATCTTTTATTGAAATAATTGAAACAACTAACATCTCCGATTTAATTAAAATATTTGATGTATTAACAGAAGACAATGATGGACTTAACTTAGTAAATACTTATCTACATGAAATAAATCATGAGATACAAAGCTATCCACATACAATAGATGAAAATGAGACAGATGTAATTATTAATTATGAAAATCTAATAAAAAACAAAATAAAAATAGATTTGTCAATTATAAATAGAACTCAAGAACACTTAGATAATTTAATAACTTCCATATGGTCTTACACGCATAAATCAATCAATTGCCAAACCGAAGATCAAAAAGTAAAAGATTCTATCTCAAAAATAAATAAAAAAGTAATAGAACTACATAAATACTATAATGTTAATGAAAAAAAACCATCCTTTATAGTTAATCCAGATGCAAAATTCTTAATAAATATTTTATTTCCAATACAAGATAAAATTAAAAACTGGAATATTGAAGATACACTTGGGAAAATAACAAAAACTAATCTATTAGCAGCTGCATGCAATAAATATAATAACTTGATTGAAGATGATAGTATATTTCCAATTATCATTAAGACTATGAGAGTTGGCTCTGTTCGCAATTATGACCAGCAATGGATAATTGCTACAATTAACGACTCGACCCCTCCACTAACAGTAACAAGGATTTTACCATTTTCTCAGCCATGGCATGATAATAGTAATAATCAAAATATAGTAAATATTACAACTAAAATTTTATTGAAAGAAAAAAACAATCAGACATGTACAAATGAAACAATGGACAAACTAGTCGCTTTAGCTTTTTCTTTATTGATACATAAATACTCTAACCCTACAGAGTCTTTAATTTTGAATAATCCATTTAAAAATAACAGCCATCGAATCGTAGCACATTCATGGATTAAAGAATATTTAGACGATAATAAATATTCTTATTACAAAAAATACTTATCAAACTATCTAACTATGTGTAGTTTCAATAATATTTTATTATGGTGTAATCATGATGAAATAGGAAAATACATAATACCACATCTTAGTGATCTGATAACCTCACGACGAATAGAAGCATTGAATATTAACACCATTACAAATAATTACTATTCTGACTTTAAAAAGTTGCTACCAGAACACAATACTAAAGAATTACTAAATTGGACTAGCAACTGGGCTAATAACATTAAATCTCCATCAATGTGGCAAGATGAGTTAATAGATGACATTATTGAATTTGATAACAAAGCTTACATAGATATTATGATTGATTATTTTGACTCAGAAAATTCAGATCATAACTTTTGGTTAGATAATATTGAATCAAGAAGCCATTTATTACTAATGACAATAAATTATCTAAATATAAAAGATAAAAAACTAAAAAATCAATCAGGTGCTTTTTCAGCTATAAAAGAGACTATTAATATTGATAAAAGCTTTAATAACGACCTACTCTTACAATTATTAACCCTACTTACACCTCAAAAGAAAACTGGATTATTAACTTCATTGAAGTGTTCCTTTTTCCGTTCTAATACCGACCCAGTTATCATATTTAGAGGAATTAAATATTTCGGTTCACTCTTTACTATACCTAAGGTTACAGAGGATTTAATTCAAACAGCAACTTGGTTACTCAGAGAAGCAATTATCCAAAATGATAGTAATGTTATAGGATGGTTTTTAAGTCAACCAATTGATGAAAATGGTTGGAATTTAGAATGCTGGGATAATGATAATATAGAACAATTACGAGATATTATTGCTGATAGATCTGATCTCATAGATAACCCACTTTACTATACAATTATAAACAGAATAAATTCCCCAAATAAAAAAGAAGTCTTAGACAATAGTACTGTATAAAAATTGAAAGATACTTATTTATTAATAATTATCTAACGTTACATCTCCAAAACATTTTAAAATCCAATAATTTCATAATTATTGGATTTTTATTTATATAATTAAGCAACCAGCACACGACTCTCCCTTTCAACCTGCTCTTCCATCACCATCACTGCCACAGCTCTATTCTCAACTAGCCACAACACTAAAGAATTCAAGACTCTGTTATAACGCTTAAAACGGCTATAAGTAACAGGCAATACTTGAGCAAAATACGCAAAACGAGTTTCTTGAGTCCACGCAATTCGACCAGCTTTACAGCATTGGCACTTACAACGATTACGGTTCTTATCCACCACAATGGCACTACCATTACACTCAGGGCATACTTGTCCATTCTGTTGAGTCGCTTCAGCAATCGCAGTCGCACATAACGCTGTTAATGCTTTTTCAGGGTAAACCCCACGCCAATCTTCCATTAAGCGTAATGTTTCCCCTCTGGTCGCTATTTGCAGTTGTTTAAGTGCATGTACATCTCTTAGCCCTTCAACAAAAAGTACTAACCACCCTACTGGCGATTCATGCCAGCATAGCCCGACTACCGCCAACTGTTCTTCTGCAGACAATAACGCTTTACCACCACCAGACTGAGGATCGTAGTTAATTCCTTTAATCGCAAATTTACTCAACAAGGTTTCGATTCTCATGCTGGTTGTGTTCCTTTGTTAATTCTAAAACTTGACCAATTAAACGTTACCCACTTACCGTCTTCCATAATGCGGTCGACAGCTGCGCGGCCTAAAGTTGTTATAAGTTCATCACTCTGAAGGTTGGTAATCACCCCTGTCGGTTTTTCTAGGGTATAACGTTCATCAATGATGCGGTTTATCATTACTCGCTCGTTATTGCTGTTGTGCTGAACGCCCAATTCATCTATCACCAGCAAATCGACATTACTCAGAAAACGAATCAGTGCGGTTTCACTGGTTGCTGAGTCTTGACGGTAAGTATCACGAAATTTAAGCATCAATTCGGCAACGGTGATCACCACTACTGATCGGCGTTGCTGAAGCGCTTGATTAGCAATCGCACACGCTAAGTGGTTTTTACCTGTGCCTGATGTACCCGCAAAGATGAAACCACCACACGCACGATCATTCAGTAAATTATCGACAAACATTTTTGATTCATTGAACGCATGTTGCTGGCCTGCATTCTGAATCACGAAGTTATCAAAGCTACAGTGTTGGTGACGTTTCTTGATACCTGAACGCCCTAATGCTTTTGATACTCGCGTTTGTTGGTTTTGCTCATAAACATTTCTACCTAATTCGCTCGTTTCACGCTGATGAATCGCTTGCATTTGTTCATAAGTGTATGGCTTTACATGCGCAGGCATAGTTTGCGCTAAACGTTGCATGATATTCATAGGTAATCCTCCGGTGGAGCATATTTACCATCGCTGGCACCCATTCGTTGTGTAACTGAAATTTGCTTGTTTGTACGCTCTGTTGCCCACTTATTGGCATTGCGCATGCCGTTACGCCAAGCGGCTACCCAATCTAAATATTTACAATCACGGGCTTTCATCGCATCTGCCCACTGACACGTTGCAGCTTGTACATCGAGTGTAAAACCTTGCGCTGAGTACCACTGCTGCATTGACTCGGTGATAGTGAAATCATCTGCCAGTTCAGTTTTCAATTTACGCTGAACACGAACAGGTTTGGTGTTACGTTCCAGTGGTGCTGGTTGTGGTTGCTCAGTGATTTGAGAATCTTGATAAGCATCCTCACAAGGGACTATAGGGTTATTGATCTGTTTTATCGGATCTGTATTGGATCTGTTAATGGATTCGGTAATTTTCCCGTTTCCTAGGTTTCGGTGAGATCCCCGAATGGATTCGGTAATATTCCCGTTTCCATTCGGTAAATTTACCGAATCGGAATATTGGCTAAAAAAGATGATTTCCATTAGCTTTGCTTCATTGAATTTGTAGTGCACTGTCGGTACACCATTAGCCTTCTTACGAGCCGTCTCTAAGCAATCATTTAAGCGTATTTTTAGTTTCTTCAATGCATAGCGAACTTGGTCGACAGAGAAGCCTAATTCATCTGCTAATTGCTCATGACGCTTATAGAACCAACCATCTGTTCTGGTTGTACGACCAGACCAAAACACTAACTGAGACAGCACTGCAGCTTGGTTTAAATCACCCTTACAAAAGCGAATATAAACACGAGGAATACTGATATTAGCTTCATTACCTGACAGCTCTCGTATTGCGTTAAATAACCCTGACATACCGCCCCCGTATCTGTATTGATGTAATGTCGATAACTTGATGACAATTATTCATGGCTGCCAACCTTTTGATTTTTAGCTGTCATTAAGGTTTCTAAATACCCCAGTAAAGGTTTATGAGAGCCTTCACTTTCTTGGACTTCACGGTAAGCAGCACGAAGCTGTTCTACGGTGGCGTTATCAGGTAGCAACAATAACGATGATAATGCTTCGGATGATTCTTTGTTAAACATGGCCAGTAACTGATCACGTTTAGGTGTTTCACTCCCCGTTCCTATTACTGCTACGGAAAACCCCAGTGGATTTAAAAATGCATTAAGCGCATCAGAAGCTCGCTGTTTAGGTAAGGCAACCAAAATAGCCGGTAACAAATCCATCATGGTGGCTTTGGCTTCAATACTGGTTCGTTCTAAATAACGGAAAAAGTTTTGTTGGTTGTTCTTATCATCAGCCCCTACCGGTTTAAGCAATTGCTTTCGTTGGGCATCAACTTCAAACGGTAAATCCATATTGTGATATTGACGGGCAACTTTTTGAGCAATGAACTCTTTACTGACTTCAGTACGCCATCCCTCTACAGCGTTACGCATAACGCTTTTTAGGCTCTGAATTGACATGCGGGTTTTCCTTAACTGTATAAATAACCAGAAGATGGACAATCATCTATAATCAGATTGTTTCGTTACTATTTTGTTTAGGGTTGGGAAATACTTGTTCAAACGTGCAGTTTGCACCTAACTCATTGAGAGCATTAACAATCATCCAACATGTTTGTAGGTTGGGTTTTCTTATTGATGCTTCAAAATTAGAGATTCGAGATGGACCACTATCTAATTTCCCAGCGAGTTCAGCTTGAGAAATATTTAATAGCTTCCGTTGCTGTGCGATTTGATTCATTAAAGCTCCTTGGTTACGGTCAAGATACACATATCGTGAATTATTATCAACTCGAAATTCACAAATAGTGTGTTATTTAATTTCACGCTTCGTGATAATTTATGAATATGAATAAAAAGACTGAAGTAGGACTGCGTTTAAAGCAGCTCCGCACCAAACAAGGCATTAGCCAAAAAGACCTAGCTGAACTTTGCGGCTGGGGACCTTCGCGCATCAGTAACTATGAGTCTGGATTGAGAAGTATTAATTTAGATGATGCTGATATGCTGGCTAAACATTTAGGCATTAAGCCATATCAGATTTTGTTTGATGATGATGAGCTAACCAACTTTGCCAATGTCACTACTATCGATATCCAACCGAACTATCAAAAATCTTTCCCTGTTTTAAGTTCGATTCAAGCAGGCGCATGGACAGAAGCGTGTGAGCCTTACTTGAAAGATGAAATAAGCGAATGGTACGGCACTACTGAACGAACAAGCGCTAATTGCTTCTGGCTTCGTGTTCATGGTGATTCAATGACATCATCTAGTGGTATTAGTTTTCCAGAGGAAACACTGGTTCTTGTTGATGCCGAACGAGAAGCGAGAAACGGCTCATTGGTTGTTGCAAAATTAACAGATGTGAATGAAGCCACGTTTAAAAAACTGGTTATTGATGCCGGCCAACGATTCTTAAAACCATTAAACCCTCAATATCCTACTTTACCCATTAACGGTAATTGCAAAATTATCGGGGTTGTTATTGATGCTAAACTAAAATTGTTTTGATCAGTAACACATAAACATAAACCGCCTTCCTGGCGGTTTTTTTATACCTAAATTTTAAGTTCACGATTTGTGTTGACATCACAAACACGTTTTGTGTATCTTTGTTTTACACAAAACGTGAATTAATTATAATTAACGGCCTATATCAGCTTATGACTACTAATGATAAAAAACGTGAACAAGCACGTAAACGCGCCCAACGTTTGAGAGATAAACGTAAAACCAATGGCGTGACCAGTTTCCCTCTCCCATTAAATAATATGGAGATCGAACGGCTAAATGAGATCTGTAAATTCTTCTCTTATCCCAATACACCTTGTGATAACACTGAAGCATTACAACTAATGATCCATCGTATTTATGGCGAGATGGAACAAATCAAACAATCACTTGGTACTTGCCAACATTGTGGTGAGTCATTACCGGAAGGATGTGCAAAATTAAAGGCTGGAGGCTTATTTAAAGGTGATGCCCGTTGCTGGCACACTATGAATCGAGTTCGTCTTTACTCAACCATAAAATAAAGGGATTTAATCGTGCAGAATCTAATTATTACCTCTCCTGAATTAGTAGAACTAACCGGTTATAGCCGCGCTGCAGATCAAGCTTCTTGTTTAAGAAGCCACGGCATCTTTTATGTTGAAGGGAAAGATGGCCGTATCAGAACAACTTGGTATCACATTAACCATCCTGCTTCACACCGCAATAATAATAACGATGGATTTAACCTAGAGGCATTAGCATGAGAGAACGTAATAACAAAGGTGATCGTAAACTACCACCTCGTGTTTATGCTCATGGTAAAAAATACCGTTGGCATCCTAAATCAGGTGGTTCGATTGCTATATGCCCTATTGAATCCCCTTTGTCATTAGTATGGCTTGAGTATGAAAAGCTGATTAATAAACATAGAAGAAATACCGCTGAATTATTTCATGAATATTTTGATTCACCGCAATTTAAAGCACTTGCACCATCAACACAGCGTTCTAATTTGGCACGAGTACCAATATTAATAAAAGTGTTTGGTAACATGAATCCTAACGCTTTATTACCTAAACATATTCGCGCATTTATGGATAAACGTGGTGAACATTCGATATCAACGGCAAATAATGACTTTTCATTACTATCGAAAGTTATGCAGTGGTCATACGAACGTGGCAAGATAAATAAAAATCCATGCCGTGGTGTGAGAAAGTTTTCAGCTAATCAACGTGATCGCTATATTACAGATGAAGAGTATCTTGCTGTTTACCAATGCGCTAATACCATAACTAAAGTTGCAATGGAACTGGCCTATTTATGTGCAGCTCGTAAAGGTGACATATTAAAGCTTGAGTACTCGCATTTATTAGATGATGGTATTTTCATTACTCAATCTAAAACTGGCAAAAAACAAATCAAGATGTGGTCACCACGCTTACGTGAAGCCATTGCCCTATCTGAAACGTTAGCTGAAAAACAAACTAACTTTGTACTTCGTCGCCCTAATGGCCAAAAAGTTCACGATCGTTCGCTACAAGATTATTGGCAAACAGCAAAAAAGAAAGCCGCTTTAGAATATGGCATTAATACAGATTTCACGTTTCATGATTTAAAAGCTAAAGGTATTTCAGATTATGAAGGAACAATGGCAGATAAACAACGTTTCTCAGGCCATAAAGAATTCGCTCAAGTTAATACTTATGATCGTAAAGTAGATATGGTGCCACCACTTAACCTAAAAAGTATTAATAAACCAAAGAGTGATCAATAG